AGTCGTACCAATACCGACGTTGCCGGCTGAGTCAATACTTAAGGCTGTTTGTTGATTTTGACCATCATTTTCTAATTGAATAAAATCAAAAGTCCCTCGGGTTGTAGCTCCACCCCAAGACCAATATCTAGCACCATCACTATTGTAGTCAATAGCGGTAGCGTTGTAAGTGTAAGTTCCTGCTGCACCTGGCGATGTTAAATCATTAGTTATAAAAGCCGCACCATTTACGGTAAGTTTTTGAGGCGGGTTAGTATTCCCGATCCCAACGTTGCCTGTGTTACTAATAGAAAAAATTTCAGAAGCTGCCTGATTATAAACCACTAAACTTTTAGTAGTAGTTGCACCTAAGTACCCTTCAACTGTACTATTTAGGGAAAACTCTATTAAAGCAGTACTACTACCAGTTCTATTTACAGAAAGAGGGTGTGAACTACTGCTTAAAGCTGCAGTAGTACCTGTTAATGTACCTTGAATTGTTAAATTTCCAGGACCGCTTAGTGTTCCACCGGTTAGCGGTAAGTAAGGACCACCAGGCAATGTACCACCTCCTGATATATCTATATTTCCGTCTGCATCACTTTGTAAAAATCCTTGTGTATATGCTGGAACCAGTAGTTTTCCGAGAGGTTTTATTTTAAAATCAACATCACCTTCTGAATCTAATGTACCTGTTTTAAATTCTAAACCATTACCATCCATTAGTATTTTATTCTCAGGATCAGTACCTGTTCTATCAAAGAATATTGTTGGAGAACCCCCTTTTAAAGTAAGAGAAGCTCCAGCCGTTGTATCCCCTATAGTTACAGTTGCTATTTTAGTTGTACTACCGTTAGATCCTACCGTTAGCCTTGAAGTTGGATTTGCAACTCCTATACCTATGTTACCATCAAAATAATGTTTATCACCTTCTGTATATATACCATAAGCATTGCCACCTTTTGTTCCTTGGTAATCACCTTTGAATAAATATTGATTTCCAAATATAGGAAATGTTGTCTCATTGTTGTCTATAACAGATGATACACCTGTCATAGCACCGTAAGTTAAAGCTGTCTGTTTATTAATTTCTACTTCTCCTTGTACACCTATAGTTGTGCCAACATTCTCGGTTCTACTATCTGGGATTGTCACATTAAAAAACCCACCATAAGCATTATCAACATCACCTTTGTCTTGTATAGCTGAAGTTCCATAAACACCCATCATATTACTAACGCCACCAGCTACATCGTCAACATCGTGAATAGCATTGCCATAAACACCTACTAATTGTCCTGTTTTTGCTCCAGTATAATTTGATTCAGCTAAAAAATAACCACCTCTTGCTAAATCTGTAAATCCAGTGAAATTAACGGCTGAATTAACACCATAAATTCTATGTTCGTTAGAAGCGTCACCGTTAGCAGTTGAATCTATGTCTATAAGTAAACCACTGTTTGTCCTATCAGCTGTTGTAGTGTCAGCACCTCCTAAATCTACGTTTAACCTCATAGCGTGAGTACCTACATTTGCATCATCTCTTACGTGATTAATATCTACAGTGTAAATACTTGTGCTGGTTGCTCCACTGGCCACTTTTAAACGTGAATTTGGTGAAGCGTCTCCTATACCTAAATGATTATTTGTAGAATCCCAGTATAAATTATTATTACCATCTAATGAATCTGTGTCAGTCCAGAAAGCAACTTGTCCTGCTGCACCACTACCTGCTGGTACACCTGGTATAGCAGAGCCATCAATCCAAGTTGGTGATGCGTCTCCGTTTGATTTTAATATTTGACCTGAAGTTCCGTAAGAAGTTCCTGTAGACCCAAATGATACACCTCCAGCAGAAGTAATACGTAGTTTTTCTGAAGTGCCAGATGTTGGTCCAGTTAAAATAGAAACAGCTGCGCCAAAATTAGTTGCTCTAAAAACGTCACCAGATCTACTTACAAGTCTTAAAGGATTTGTCCCATAATCTGATTGTATTCTACCAAAATAACCCTGACTATAAGCAGTGTCATTAGCTGTAACTGTTACACCATCTCCTCCGTTAGCTTGTAGTTTTGATTGAGGATTAGTCGTCCCGATCCCGACGTTTGATGTTCTTCCATCTATAACTAATATTTCTGAACCTGTTGCCCAACTATTACCTATTTGTATATAACCTTTTGTAGTGCCGTCAGCTATATGTGTAATAGCCATTTTACTTGTAGTCCCTTGAGTAAATCTAATACCGTTATATAATTGACTTGCATTAGAATTAACTAAATCCATTAAACTACCTGCGTTAGTTCCCTCAAACTTTGAAACAACTATATTAACGTCTTTAACGTGTAGTTTTCTTTCAGGATTAGTTAAGCCTACCGCCAACCCACCAATAGGAAAAGAAGCATCGTGATTTTGATATAAGATTAAAGTAGCATCATTTGCCCTTGAAGTTGTAGCCGCAGCAAATATTAAAGCGTCATCTGAATTTGAATCTTGATAAATATAATTAATACCTCCTAAAGTTTCAAATTTAATACCAACGTCTCTATCGTACTGGTTATAAATATGAATATCTTGAGCTGAACCTGCGTCTGCGGTGTTTTCTACTTTTAATACAGTACCTTGGGAAGGTAACGTGCTATCACCAGAAACGTGCAACTTAGTACCTGGATTATCTGTTCCAATACCTAACTTGCCTGCGAAATACCCGCTATTAAGAAATCTTAATGCCATTTATTATATTGGATTAATTAGTTTATACGTAAGTCAAAAGCACTGCATAGTCTCCACTTGTAATGTTCCCAACAAAAGAAAAAGTCATAGTTCCTGTTCCACTTCTTGCAACATCAGCATATACTGTTTCATAAGGCGCAGCTACTTGAGTAATTTCAGCTTTTACGTTTGCCGCCAAAGCACTTGTTCCAAAAACAAACCATTCACATTCTCCTGCTGCATTACTTGACTGTGTAACATCTACTGTAAATGTAGTTAATCCACTACCGGCACTATATGCTCTTGTAGAAGGAGTACAAGGAGGAGTAGCGCTTCCGCCATCATCCAATATTACTCTTGATCCATAAGGATTTGCTTGAGGTTTTAATTGCACCCAACCTGACGCAGATACTGTAAAGTTTGCTGAATCAAATCCAGACACACCTTTTTCAGTTGCGCCATCTGTTGCTCCAGCTCCTGCTACATTTGCATCTGCTATAACAAAAGTATATTGAGTTGATGCCGGAGTTGACGATGCTGTAATTGCTGCATTAGCAAAAATAAAATCACCAACTTCTACAGAAACAACTTTATCGCTAAAAGTTATATCACCATCGTGTGTTACTATAAAGTAATCACCTTGATCTAAAGCTATATTGGAAGAACCACTAATAATATTAGGAGCTACACCTGGATCAGTAGTAGCATTGTAGCCACCTTTAAACACTCCAACTCCTGCGATAAGTAATTCTACTTGAGCTAAGTTAGGTGCGCTTGTTCCTGCTGTTGCAGTTGGAACTGTTACTTCTCCTGTGAAATTACCTGTACCTACAACAGTTAAACTACCGTCTACGGTTGCATTATTATCTACTTGTAAATTATTTCCGATTGTAACATCTAATGGTTGACTTATAACTATTGTATTTGCAGTAGAAGATTGTGCTACATCAATTTCTCCAGATGTTCCTATAAAGTTAACTGTTGAATCTATAACTCCTGATCCATTTACTAAATCTACATCAGCTCCTGCAGTAGCATTTGCTTTTGAAACAATACTATAATCATCTCTTGGAAGTGTAATGGTTTTAACATTAACTCCACCTACGTGACCCGTTGTGTCTCTTGTTACGCTATCAATTACCGTAAATGTTCCTCCCCCTGAAGGAGCGGCTGTTGATGTTGTATTTGTTTGAGCTTGTAAGTCGTGATTTATTGTTAAAGTGTCTGTTGCCGATACTGCGGTAGTAATTTTTAAGCCACCTGCAAAAGTTGCAGTATCTTCGCTACTAATATTTTGTGTTGTAGCATTATCACCAGCTAAAGTCCAATGTGTATATTGATCAAAAGCGGGTACATCCCACGTATTGTCTTTACTTAAAAACCTAGTTCCTAATACAGAAGTACCATCAACAGCATTTAAATCTGCAGTTAATTGTGTATTATCACCACCACCTTGTTTAGTTAAGTTAATGTATGTACCATCTAATACAGTTACAAGACCTGTGTTTCTTACTACAGCGTTTCCACCAGTAAATGTAATCCCAATACCAGTGCCAGCTTCAACACTATCAGAACCTACTTCGACCCATCCTGGGGTTCCGCTTCCTTCTTTATCCGCCACATATTGCTTTAAGGAATCTGCTGTTGTACTGAAATATATTTGACCTATAGAGCTGTCTGCTGCGCTAGGATCAGATCCTAAGTTTTGAATTCTTGCATTGTCAAGAGAGTTCTTATTAAGATCAACTGCGTTTAAAAAATTTATTGCCATAATGTATTAATTTAAATATGCTGTGCCGGCAAATGCTGCCGAAAATGTTAGTGTTACGTTGTTTATATCGTCATACGTATATTCACCGGTAACTACTGTGTTAGCGGTATCAATTACTGTTATAGATGGAAACTTGCCTAAATTATGTTGTATATTCCAAGTTGTAGAAGCTACTCCTTGTACATAAGTGAAATTTAAATCACCTCCACCTTGATAACTAAGCAAAGATATAAAATAATCTTCATCATTGATTAAGCCACCAAGCCCTGTTCTGTATGATAATCCTATATTAGAAAACAATTTTTCATTAGGTACATCTGTTACAGAATCCCATTCATATATTGCCCATTGAGTTATATCATCACATTGTGTAACTAAAACATCTGATCCAACTAATGGTTCACTATAAAAACTAGAAATATCTTCTGGACTTTTTAATTCTGAATCACTTAGTATCCAAGAAGTAATAGTAGAAAAAGGCACGTTATTTGCTTTGTAAGGACTAAATGAAATAGTACCTGGGTTTCTTGGAGGAGTACTTTTATACTTATACCTTAACGATTGAAGTTGATTTCCTTTTTCATTTATAAAATCAGCAACTGATTGAGCAGTGTAATTTTTTGTAGCAAACTTTGCCTGAGAATCTGATCCAATCCACTTATCATTTGCAACAACAACTGTGTCATTAGAATAAGTCTTAATTCTTGCCATTATATTCTTTTTTATATATTACAAAGTTAATAAAAATAATTCTAGTGTTATTTTTTTGTAATAGTAATGTTTTTTGATATTTTTTCTGCACTACGTCCAACTACATAACCTCCAATACCTATTTTTAATAACTCCCAAAATTCTATTTCTAGTTCTGGTATTGTTAAATTAAATACAGGCGCTATAAATTTTACGTATATAACTATAAAACCAAAAGCCAACATAAGCATTGGTCTCCAGCTTCTTTGCAGCCAATTACCTTTAGCTTCAGTAACTATAATTTCTGTTTGCATTTTCTGAAGTTCTAATTGCTTTTCTATTAGAATTTGTTTTATTACATTTTCTGCTTTTATTTTTTCTTCTTTAGATGTAAAAAGTTTATCTAATCCACCTAACAAATCTTTTACTAATGTCCCTCCAAACCAATCTATTACTTTTTTCATATTAATTTTTTTTATTTGGTTTAATTATAATTGTAGGTTTGGGACCTGCTGGAGTTATTATAACTGGTCTTGGTTTAGGTTTTACAACTGGTCTAATTATAATCTGTGGATTATAAGGTATAGTGTTATAATAAGGTATTGTGTTATTATATTGATATGTATTGTAAATTCTAGGTCTTAATGAATTAACATCAATTAAAACAGTATCTCCTGCATAAGTTACTCCTAATACTTTTTGAAAATGAAAAGGTTGGTGTGTAACTGAACATCCTAACAATAAAATAATTAATAATGCTGTAAATAATAATTTTATTTTTTTCATAATTATATATTTTTATATTCATTTGTAGCATCAAAACTCGGACACTCTTTATTTGAAAAATCCCTATGACCGTGAATAACCGCATTAGGATGAAATTTTTTCAATAATCTAAGAAGTTCTAACAGTGAGGCTATTTGTTCAGATGTTCTAGTATCCTCTGCGCACTCCATAGCTTTATCCATTCCCCCAATGTAACATACCCCAATACTATTCTTGTTGTGTCCTTTACAATGCGCCCCAGGCACCTCTAGCGGTCTGCCATACTCCATAGACCCGTCAAGTCTTACAATATAATGATAACCTATGTCGCTCCACTTATTTCCTTTTACGTGCCAATCTCTTATATCTTTAGCACTAAAATTTTGATATGCAGGAGTTGCAGAACAATGTATAATTATTTTATTTATTTTTCTCATAATAGTAAATTTTAATTAAAAAAAAAGACGCAATCAATATGCGTCTTTAAAATTATTTATTTTTTATAAGTTAATATCATTTTTTTTTGTTCTTATTTAAAATTACCCATTTATTTATAGTGTATCCAATTGTAACTAGTAAAAGAATTATCTTTAGGGTTATATCTATATTTGTCATTGAAATTCCAAAGCTTCCAGCGTTAATCATTAATATTTTATAATCTTGAATCATTTTTTTGTTTTTAAATTATACACAAAATACAATTTAGAATTCCAAGAATTTGATTGAGTGTAGTTCATATTTTAAGACATTGCGATACATTCAACCCCAGCAGTTGTGCCTGTAGAAAAAATTCTTTGACATTGTACTGGAAGATACTCTCCGACTTTAAAGTTTTTAAAAGTAATTTCTTGATTATTAACTGTTAGAACTTTTACATCTACATATCTAGGATCAGCTGTTCCTGCTCCAGGAGTTATATCTTGTAATATACTTGTAGAGCTTCCAACAAAAATTAAGAACCCCTCACTAGCAACAATTGGAATGTTTGCTGTGTCACTATTTGTTACAGCAATTGCTGTTAGGGTATTTACATTTATTTTTGAATATGACATATTTTATTTATTTACTATTACTATAAGGAAAAGCTCTGTTTAAAGCATCTTTACGCTCTTTGCATCCGCATCCACCTTTTGTTACTTTATCTACTATTGCTTTTATTCCTGTTTTTTTAAATACTTTTTCTAGATCATCTCCTAATCCCAGTGATTTAGTTTTCATTTTATTAGATTTTATTTTTTACAAATACATAATTTATTTGGACAAGAAGATACACTAAACATAATTTTAGATATCAACAAATTCCAATTACATTGAAACTTGCACCATACTTCCTGCATCCATAATCCAATCATCACAAATAATTTACCCATAATTTATTTTAGCTTAAATGATGATGAGTCTTCCAGCTAGAACTATGTCTGTATGACATAGAACTGTCTGCTCCATAAGAATGACCATAGTCTTTTTTAGACATTGCTTTTGATTCGTCTCTACGAGATTTCATAGACTGAGATTTTTTTCCGTTTCTAGCTCCTAATGATTCATCAAGCCTAGAATTATATCCTTGTTTTTTCATAATGTTTGATTTTTACAAATATACTAATAATTTTAATATCTATTTCCTAGACTTAGCGCCAGAACATTTCCATCTTTTTCGAGATAAATTGTTTGGAGTATTAGGATCTCTCTGTTTTTTCTTAGACAGTCTTCTCTTAATACCTAAACTTCTAGCACAATAACTATCGCCTTTAGAAGTACCAGGTTTTACCCTTGGTCCTCCACCTTTGGCTTTTCCAGCTTGTCCATAACTAACTTTTTTTCCCGTAGAAGTTACTTTTACTTTAGCTTTTCCCTTCCTAGGTTTTGCCATTACTTTTTACCACACTTAGCATAAACACTATTTTTAATAGATTGTTCAGAAGGTAATCCATTTCTTTCAGGTTTAACTCCGCTTTTTAAAGCTGCTGTAAAATAAGGTTTTAAATCTTGTTTCATAATTATTTCTTTTTTTTGCGCACACAGTTAGGAACTTTCTTTCCCCCTTTGGTTTTTAATCCATAAGCAATAAAGCCTTTCCAGCAAGGGTTTTTCATTTTCTTTTTACGTGCCATATTTGTTTTGATTATATTTACAAATATAATAAAATTAAATCTAATGACTTTTGACAAAAAACTTCGTAAAAATTACGATAGAACAGAACCTTCAAACGACTATTTAAAATATTGGAAAGCTGTAAAGCATTGGGCTAAAGCTACTTACGGTATAGGATCAGCAGATATAGAGATGATGTTGTTTTTATACAGCGAAGGATTGTTTACTAGAAAACAATTTGAAGAATTCTACGAAGTAATGTCTTGGGATAAAATGAGGTTCTATAAACTACTAAATGATAAGTGGATAATAGTCTGGAGAGAACGAATAGGAAAAGAATCTAAACTATACGAACTAGGATTTAAAGGTAAAAGATTGGTTTCCTCTATTTATAAAAAATTAAATATGCAAGAAACTATTTCTGAAAGCCCATACAGAAATCCTATATTCAAATCAGACACAAAATATAGCAACAAAGTATATCGTAAAATTATAAAAGAAATGAATGAATCTATTCGACAACAACAACGTCACGCTCCTGAATAATAGTATATATCTTTTCGTTTAGCATCATTGTATGTCCTGCAGCTTTGTCATAGAATATAATATCATCTACTTTTATTACTAAACACTCGTGTCCAGGCATAATAACTTTTCCTTTCTTGTATCTAAACTTATCTGTGTCTGCTGAGGTTAGTAATAACCCAGACTCAGTAGTTTCTTTTTCTTTAATGGTTTCAATTACTATGGTTTTGCCTATTGCTTTCATTATGCTCGTTTCATTGTTACTATTGCGTTTGTACTTAGTATAGTTGTAGCAACACTAACTGCATTAATCAATGCGTTCTTGGTTACTTTAGCTGGATCTATAATCCCCATCTTAAACATATCCCCATACTCTTTGCTCTTTACGTTGTATCCGTAATTAACTGGAGCTTTTGCACAAGAACAAATTGTATCTCGTACTTTTTTAATATCATCTCCAGCATTAGATAGTATTTGCTCTAATGGTGAAGTTAAAGATTGGTATAGTATATCATTTGATATTCCCTCACCTAGTTTTTCGGCTTCACGTAATAACGCAACTCCACCTCCAGGCAATATACCTTCTTCTAATGCTGATCGAACAGCACATACCGCATCATCGATGCGGTCAAATTTTTCTTTTTGCTCAATATCTGAATTAGCCCCTACATAAATAACGCCAACTGATCCAGTCAAGTTCGCTATCCGTTCTAATATAAAGTCTTTCTCAAACTTGTTTAAAGAATTTTTCTTGTGCTGATCTTTTAATTGATCAATCCTTTCGCCTATCTCCCCTTTTTGCTTTTCGTCAGAAGTTACAATAACCGTATTGTCTTTCCCAACAATAATCTTATTTGCAAATCCTAAACTCTCCATTGTAAGCAAACTCAAATCATCACCCTGCGATTCACTAAAATACTTAGCCCCTACAGACAAAGCAATGTCCGTCAACAACTCATTGGTTTTGTAACCAAATGACGGCGGAATAATATTACATATTGCTAAATTGTTTTGCACTTTGTTTGCGCCTAATGTATTAATTACATTTTGTGTACAATTTCCAATTATTAAAAGTTTCTTCTTTTCTTTTATTAACGGACGTAAAATATTCTCAATCTCCAAAAGACTTTGAATTTCTGTGTCAGTAATTAAAATATGAACGTCATCTAAAACACACTCATCGTTTCTTTCATTGTTAGCAAACAAACGAGTAGTATAGCCACGCTCTATTTTTATTCCCTTAGTAATATCGTAGTAAGTCTGTTCAGTCTGTGAATTTTCAACAGTCAAGATTCCGTCCTTCCCCAATTCCTTGTAAGCCTTAGAAATTAATTTTCCTAACTCAATCGAATTGTTTGCAGAAACAGTAGCAACATCACGCAATGTTTTGTCACTTACTTTTTTTGAACTCTTACTAAGATTTTTTACAATCTGCTTGACAGTATCGTTAAGCTCTTTAATTAATTCTGTAGTGTTTATGTTTTCGCCTTTCTCTATTGCATTCATTCCGTGACGAATAATTGCCTCAGTAAGTACAATAGCAGTAGTTGTGCCATCACCAGCTGAAGTTGCAGTACGATCCGCAGCTTCCTTCATCATCTTTACAGCCAAGTTCTCTACAGCGTCCTCTAAAAATATAGACTTAGCAACAGTAACCCCATCCTTTGTTACAGTAATCCCGTGTGTATGCTCCGGCGATTCAATAAGAACTGTTTTACCTAAAGGACCTAATGTACTTTTAACAGCATCGGTAATCGCATTGATTCCTTTTTTTAATTTATCCCTACCTTCTTTTTCAAAGATTAGATCTTTTGGACTGTAACTCATAGTGTGTTGGATTAGATTTAATTATTAATCAAAAGTATAAAAAATTTACTAAAGATTTTTAAATAAACATAATTATTAAATGTTAAGTTTTTGTCCCTATATATATATATAGTGTTTATACTAATATATATTTTTTTTTTCCTGAAAAAGAAGAGAAAAAGTTAACATAGTTAACAGCGGTCTGATTATCAAGTAGTTACTTAACATATTTATAACATATTTATGTTAAGATGGCCGTTTTATGTTAAGATTGGAAATAAAAAAGAGGCTTAACTAATAGCTAAACCTCTTTTACACAAATTAACTATGGGAAGAAAGTTATCTGTATATGCTAAAAAAATCTTTTTTCTGCTCAGCTAATTCTATACCTTCAGCTATCATACTAATTTTACCAGCTCTCTTTTTAGCTTGATTAAATTCTGAAATCTTACTGATCCCAGTCTTGTAATAATCAAACCCTCCAGACAACTCGTGCTTGTTACGACTTGATAAATATTCCTGCATTACAGGCTTACTAGCTACTTTTTTTGCTCCTTTGATTTTCATAATGTTACGTTTAGATTGCTAAGATAATAAAAAAATATCACAAGCTAAGAAGCATCGGGTAATATATGATATACGACAGCCAACGTGAATAGGAAAACAAAATTTAAATCGAACCCCCCCTCTTCATTTCAAAATTTTTTCCTCGAATTTTTTGACTTTTTACCCAGCCCTAGCCCAGCCGACCAGCCCAACACCAGCACAGCCCAGCACCAGCCGACAC